CTTGACCGTTGTTCGCACATGATTAAAGAAATGTGGATGGATGGACCAAACGGTTATGGTAAGTTAAAAGTATTACCTACGCCGATGGGACAACTTGTTAAAACAATGCTGGAAAGCGGAGTTAAACTTGGTGTTTCATCGCGTGGTTCAGGTAACGTAAATGAAGACAGTAACGTAAGCGACTTTGAAATTATCACAGTTGATATAGTTGCTCAACCATCGGCTCCAGGAGCATATCCAACTCCAATATACGAGCACTTGATGAATACCACAGGTGGGTATAAGGCATTTAATATGGCTCGCGAAGTAAAAGAAGACACAAAGGCACAGAAGTATTTGAAAGAATCTTTGGTTAACATTATCCAAGGTTTAAAATAAGGAGAACATGATGTTGGAAGCACTGAAATCACTTTTTGAGAATAACGTAATTTCGGAAGACATCAAAGCATCTATTGAAGAAGCATGGGCGGCTAAGATTACAGAGAACCGTCAGGAAGTAACCGCAGAACTTCGCGAAGAATTTGCTCAAAAATATGACCACGATAAGTCAGTAATGGCTGAAGCAGTGGAAAAAATGGTTGAGGATAGACTTGGTGCAGAGATTACGGAATTTGCTGATGACCGCACAAAACTTGCTGAAGCAAGAGCAAAGTACCATGTAGCAATGCGTGAAAACGCAGACCTACTTAAAAACTTTGTTGTTGCACAATTAGGCAAGGAAGTTTCAGAGTTACACGAAGACCAAAAAGCAATGTCAACTAAATTTGGCAAACTTGAGGAATTTGTGGTAGAGGCTTTGGCTAAAGAAATTGCAGAGTTCCACGAAGACAAAAAGGATCTTGCAGAAACTAAAGTTCGACTAATTAGAGAGGCTAAGAAGCATCTTGATACTGTAAAAGAAAAATTCGTTAAAAACGGAGCGAAAGTTGTTGAAAACACAGTTGCAAAAACTCTTACAAAAGAGATTGGGCAACTTAAAGAAGACATCGACTCAGCACGTAAAAACGATTTTGGTAGAAAACTGTTTGAAACATTCCAAGAAGAGTACACTAATTCTTACTTGAATGAGAAATCAGAAACTGCTAAACTTTTAAAAGTTGTAGAGGTGAAAGACAAGCAATTAGCAGAAGCGAAAGCAACTGTTGAGAAAACAACTAAATTAGTTGAGTCTAAGGATCTTGAGTTCAAAAAAGCACAAGATACTGCAAAAAGAAAAGAAGTAATTTCCGAGTTAACTGCTCCATTGAGCAAGGAACAGAAAGAAATTATGTCAGACTTACTGGAGTCTGTACAAACTGCTAATATCCAAAAACAGTTTGACAAGTACTTACCGTCCGTTATTGATGGTAACACTCCAGAGAAGAAGAAGGCGACACTTACCGAGGCAAAAGAAGTAACAGGCAATAAAGAAGAATCTAACGTTAGAAATGGCGCAAGTAATTCTGCAACAGATAATGTCGTAGATATTAGAAGACTTGCAGGATTAAAATAAGGAGAAATCAATGTCAGAACTATTAGAAAGTAGATGGCAGGAAACTAAGAGCGCATTACTTGAAGGCCTACAAGGCAATAAGAAGTCTGTTATGTCTGCTACGCTTGACAACACCAAGAAATACTTGGCTGAGTCGGCTACAGCAGGAGCAACTTCTGCCGGTAATGTTGCAACTTTAAATAGAGTTATCCTACCAGTAATAAGAAGGGTCATGCCTACAGTGATCGCTAACGAAATCGTTGGTGTTCAACCTATGACAGGACCAGTGGGTCAAATCCACACATTAAGAGTTCGTTACTCAGACACATTAGATGATGTGACTGCAGGCGAAGAGGCTCTATCACCGTTCAAGATTGGCTTAGGCTATTCAGGTGGTGGATCTACTGATAAGGCATCTGCTACAGCGGCACTTGAAGGTGAAGCAGGTAAGAGATTGTCAATTCAGATCTTAAAACAAACAGTTGAAGCGAAAACACGTAAGTTAAGTGCTCGTTGGACTTTTGAATCTGCACAAGATGCACAAGCACAACAGGGTATCGACGTTGAAGCGGAAATTATGGCGGCTTTAGCACAAGAAATTACTGCTGAAATCGACCAAGAAGTTCTTGCTTCTTTACGTAACTTGGCTGGCGCGGCTGAATCAGATGTACAGTACGATCAAACTGCTGTATCAGGAACTGCTACATTCGTCGGTGACGAACATGCGGCACTTGCTGTAATGATTAACAGAGCGGCTAACAAGATCGCACAGCGTACAAGACGTGGCGCTGGTAACTTTGCAGTGGTATCACCGCATACGTTAACAGTACTTCAGTCTGCTACAACTTCAGCGTTCGCAAGAACAACTGAAGGAACTTTTGAAGCACCTACTAACACTAAACTTGTTGGTACATTAAACAGTGCTATGAAAGTATACGTAGACGCTTATGCATCAGACAGTACAGACGTACTTGTTGGATACAAAGGAACATCAGAAGCAGATGCGGCGGCATTCTATTGCCCATACATTCCGCTAATGTCTTCAGGCGTTGTGTTGGATCCAGGTTCATTCGAACCAGTAGTAAGTTTCATGACAAGATATGGTTATGTAGAGTTAAACAACACTGCATCATCTCTTGGTAATGCGGCTGACTACTTGGCACGTGTATCTGTAACAGGTGTAACATTCAGTTAATTCTTAGAATTAATAGAAACACGAAAAAGGGCGGCTTTGGTCGCCCTTTTTTTATGACTAAATCAAAATATATATTTTGGTAAACCTACCTCTTGCTTTTTTCTGCAAACAATGTTATATTAATATTAACTTTAACACAAACTAAGAGAGTTATAAGCTCTTAGCACTTGTGGCAGAATAACGCTTCGGCAGGGGCGTAATGCACACTAAAGTCTTTTAAGCGGCCAAGTGGCTCGGTTTAGATGGAGGTGGTTGGAAGTAGGTATCATATCTAAACCTTGCAAAATTCAGATGTGATCTGCTTATCGAAAGTTGGAGGTGAGTTCACAGCAAGGCCTCCCGAGTAGTGTTATAGTTGTTTTCCCCGATAAATACTTGTATGAAGGACGAATACACAACGGCCTTTTACGACTTGGTCAAAGACGCACAGTCAACTACAGGTTACGAACTTCCATTAGAAGTTGAAGCGTATGTAGTAATGCTTCTTGCAGACAAATTAGACAAGCCAAATTTCCTTCCAGAAAAAACATTCGCAGAAGCATATCTATCATTAAAACAGCCTTATAGATTAACAGCAAAAGAACTGGGTGACACGTGTCTTTTTGTTACAGGCGTATTTCCTGATTATGGTATGAGCATTGACTACTATTCCAATATTGGAAAAAGCAGTTACAACCTTGCTACAACCAATTTAGACATTGAAATATTCGAATTATTAGCACTAAGATTTGACTTTGTACGTGAATTTATCAATATAGCAACAAAGCCAAAATATTCTCCAGTTCTGTCTATTAGATAAATACTTGTGTCAGATAGTGTGCCGCAAGGCGGACTTATGCAGAATACCAACTGCGTACCGGATAGAACCCGGATAGGACTACTTATATAGGAGAAAACAAATGGGAAGACCAATTAATAAAAAGTTTTTCGGAGTACCTACAGCAGGTGGCAACGAAATCAAAGTTGACTTTCATAACGGCTCTGCTGTTACTGAAGGTTATATTGTTAAGCAATTAGGTGCGAAGAAGTTTCGTGTAGCGGCAATCGGTACACCAGGAACAACTTACGATCGTTTCTTAACAACAGCAAAATTAGCATCAGCATTGACTGGTACTGAAATGGCTATCACTGTTAAAGGTGATGACGCAGAAACTTATCAGATTTCTAAGATTTCTGGAAGAAAAGCAACAATCATTGCACCAGATGCTACAGGTTCAAACGCTTTAGGCGGAACATCAATTGCATGGAACTTTAGTACTGCAAACAATGACAGTGCTGTTCAAATTGAAGAAGCAGGTGATGACGATACATTATCAGGTACTGATGATGACGATTTCGCTAACGCATAATATAGAATATATTGTAGGGGAGCAATCCCCTACAGTACTTTAGGATTTTAAAATGTCAAAATTTGTAAGTGTACCAAACGGAAATTATACAGTAACAACACAAAGTGGTGGGACTATACGTCTTGACACAGGTGTTGCCGCAGGTGAAGTACGTGTAACTGGTGATCTTATAGTTGAAGGTGATACTGTAACGGTACAATCTACAAACTTAGAACTTGAAGATAATATTATTTTATTAAACAGAGGTGAAACAGGCGCTGGCGTAGGTGAAGGCACTTCCGGTATTAGAATTGATAGAGGTACAAAGGAAGATGCATTATTTTTAATTGACGAAACGATTGAACATGTAAATCCAAACGCACCAGCAACAGAAGTGTTTGGTACATTTGTATTTAGAGATGTTCTTGGAAACAACTTAGGTATTAGAGCGCCAAGTATTCAAACAGGCGGCAGTAGTTTATATCTTGACACAAATGGTGAAACAGTTAAAATAGTTGGATCAGCAGTAACATATAGTAACAGCATTAAGAACAATGACGATGATCATGCACTTACAAATAAATTATATGTTGATGAAGTTATTGATGCAACACTAAACGATTTAGCAATTAGAAAAATTGCAGACGGTAACACACAAGTAGAAGTAACTGATGCTTCTGATATTAGTGGACAAAGTAGAGTTGATTTTATGATGGATAGTTCCGTTATATCAACATTCTTTCCAGACAGAATTGAATTAAATGATGTACGCATCAAAGACCAAACTATCTCAGGAACAGTTAGTAACGGTGATTTGATACTTGAAGCACCAGGCACAGGTACTGTAAGAATTAAAGATGTACTAAACATTGCAACAACACCAGGAGTTGATGATGTTGCAGTTGATCCATTAGCACCAGCAGACGGTGTAAATCTTTATTCTAAGTCAGAAGGTCCAGGTAATACAGGCGTATATTATGTAAATACAAACAACGAGAGAGATGAACTAATAAGTAGAAATAGAGCCCTAATGTTTGGGTATCTATTGTAAGGATAAATATTACGATGGCATTAGCAAACATATTAATTGACAATACACAAAAAGCAATAGTTACTGTACCCGCGAGTAAACAGTACGCTATCTTAACCTTAGTGGTTTGTAATACTGCGGCAGAAGATTTAAGCGGTGCAAACGATACAACTTTTGACTTATATATTGTTCCAGCAGTTGCTAATCCAACTGGTACAGGATCAATTGCAGTTGGTGCTCAAACACAAATTGCAAAAAGAGTGAGAGTAGCAGGTTCAGATACGTTTACGTTTGATACAGAAAAAATGGTATTAGAAGCAGGTGATAGAATTATATTAGAAGGACAAACTCCTTATAATCTATCAGCAACAGTAAGTTACTTGGAAGTGTAATGAAATTTCTAAAAGCACAAACAACCAATAATAGAGGAATCGACAGAGGCGTTGGTATTTTTTATAATACTGATCAAACTGTTGACATTAGATCTAAAAGTGCTTTGAAAGTTCCTGTAGGTTCAGACGCAGATCGTCCGTCATATCCAGCATTAGGCCAAATGAGATTTAACACAACAAACAACAGTGTTGAATTTTATGATAATGGTGTATGGAAAGAAATTAGACTTAAAGAGCCAACACCAATAACACAGCAAAGTTTAGGTACAGGAGATGGTACTGAAACTGTATTTGGGCCTCTTAATGCTAACGACAGTTCATATCCAGTGCCACAAACGGCACAGAGTGCATTAGTAATTGTAGAAAACGTTTTACAGTTATCTGTAACAAACTACACATTAGAACAAAGTGTAAGTGGTAACCTTGCAGGGCCAAATAGTCCATACGCAGACGGTTATTACATTAAATTCCTTTCAGCAGTGCCAAACGGCAAAGCCGTAACAGTCCTACATAACTTCGACAAGTAAATCCAATAAATATAGTTAAGGAGTACTAACTATGAGTCTTGGAAGAATATCCGGTCCGTTATTAAAGGCCAATCTACAGCGTGAAGCAGATCTTTCAGTAGAAACTGATCTACTGTATATAGGTCATACTGACGGAAAAATCGGTATTAATACTGTAACAAGACCAAGAGAATTTACAGTTGATGGTACTTTAAAAGCAAGAAGCACTGGACAAGACTTAACAATTACTAATGATCTAAACATTGGTAACTTTTCTATTGGTCCAGACGGTATAAGTGTTCCATCAGGAAACATCAATATTAATCATGCAGGCGGTGTTGGTAGTGGAGTAGTTGTTGGCGGTATTAGAACATCATCAGTTGACATACAAAACAATTACATTGGCTCGCATACTACAAATGCTGATGTAGATTTTATTCCAGCAGGCGCAGGTACTAACGAACTTATCACAGCAGGACAAACTGTTGGCGTTGATGGTAACATTCATGCAACAGGTAACATTACATTTGACGGAAATGTTTTAATTGGTGGTACAGGTGATGAAGATAATGTTAGATTCTTAGGTGACATTGACAGTAATCTAATTCCTGATGTTACTTCAACTTACGATGTAGGTGCAAGTGCTAAACGTTTTGATTTACAAACAGAAAATTTAACAGTAACTAATAATGTTAGCGTAGAAAATGTTACAGTTGCTGGTATTGAAGTTACACTTTCACAAGGTAACATATGGTATGTTGCTGTTAATGGTGATAATACTAACAGAGGTTCAACACCTCAAGGTAGACTTGCAACAATCAAGTATGCATTAAGCAGAGCAACATCAGGAGATACAGTTCTTATTGCCGCAGGTGATTATGAAGAACAATTTCCATTAGAAGTTCCAGCAGGTGTTACAGTAAAAGGACAAGACATGCGTAATGTTGAAATACGTCCGACCACTGATAACCAAAGTGAAGATGCATTTTTATTAAATGGCGAAAGTACTGTTGAAGATTTAACAGTTAAAAACTTCTTTTATGATAGCACAAATGATAAAGGTTATGCTTTTAGATTTGCAGGCGACATGAAAGTTACATCACGTAGTCCATATATTAGAAATGTAACAGTTATTACACAAGGACAAACAACAAGTGCAAGTGATCCAAGAGGTTTTGATTCTGGAGACGCTGGTAAAGGCGCACTTGTAGATGGTAGTGTTTGTGATCATGATACAAATGAAGCAAGTATGTTGTTTCACAGTGTAACTTTTATTACTCCAGGTGTTGATGCCATTACAATGACAAACGGTGTTAGGGTTGAGTGGTTGAATTCATTCGCTTATTTCGCTAATAGAGCAATGTACATGGTGGATGGCGCTGGTAGATGGCGTAGTGATAGCGTATTAATAAAAGGCGGTGAAATAAGATCCATTGGTTCAGCAAGTGTTTATGGAAATAAAGGTATTGAAGTAGATGGAGCAGACTGTTTAGCATATCTAATATCACACAACTTTGCTTATATTGGTTCAGGTAAGAACGTAACTAATGATGTTACACAAACTATTGTTGCAAATGAAGTTACAAAACTAAACAACGGAAAAGTTTACTATCAATCACAAGACCAAGAAGGTAACTTTAAAGTTGGAGATACATTTTTTGTAAATCTTAAAGATGGAACAACAAGCATTGATGCTGACACAGTTGATGCAACAGGACTTTCAAGTTTAAGAGTAAGCACAAATGCAAATACATCTTTTATTGATGGTGGAACTATTGAAACAGGAGCAATAAGAATTCTTTCTCCTAACACAATTAGATCCGTTGCAGGTCCAATTAACTTTGCATCTCCTTCAAACATACACAACTTACTTACAAATACAAGAATGGCAAGTGTAGATGTTACAGGTAATTTAACACTTGGCGGAAATCTTGTAACACTTGGAGATCAACCAAGTGATACTGTTGACTTTACAACATCTTTTGCACAAGACTTATATCCAGACACAACAAACAAATATGATTTAGGTACAAATACAAGACGTTGGAGAAAAGGTTACTTTAACGAATTAGCATTAGATAGTTTTAACTTCAATGCAAACACTATTAGTGTTAGTAATACAAACGAAAATTTAGATTTACGTGCAAATGGAACTGGAAATGTTGTATTTGATAATGTTACTGCAAGAAGTAATATATTAGGATCATATATAACTAATTTAACATTAGCACCAACTACTAATCTTACTATGTCAGCAACTAATAACTTAGGTTTGCCAACAGGTACAAACGCACAACGTAAAGATAAC